AATGCCGCTCATGATCTTATCAAAGAGGCTATCAATGCCCGCCGTCAGGGTCGCAATGCCAGACTGGCCACTCAGCATCAATTCAATGCCGCGGCCGATCATGGCCAGCGCAGGCGTTATGCTTTCCAGGATACTTGCGCCCAAATTCTTGAGCGCCGTCATTATGGGTTCGGCTATAGCGCCAATGCTTGCAATGGCATCATTTAGCCTAAAGGTTGCCTTTTCTGCTTCAACCAGGTTTTCGTTGTTTTCTACATAGGCCTCGTTTACTTCGGCAAGGCCGCTATTGGCCAGGTATTGCATAACATAGGCCTGCCGCTCCGCCTCGGTGGAGCACTTTGCCAGGCCCGCGTTAAACTCTTCCAGGTTTCCGCCTGATCTTTCGATCAGTTCAGCGAACGGGCCAACGGCCTCACCAACGGCAAGCGTTTCCTGTAAGCCCTCGGCCAAGCTTTCAAAGTTCAGACCGTCAAACTTGATTGCAGCACCGGTCAGTGCATCGGCAGCCATTTCGATATTGCTTGTATCCAGGCCGGTGGCCATGAGCATATTCATGCCCTCCATGGCCGCATCCATGTCACCTGTTACAGCCGCAACATCAAACATGGTGTCTTTCATTGCGCCCATACTTACGCCAGCCTCAGCGGCATTGGTGGCCATTTTAGCCATTTCCCGGCGATATTCACGGGTGCTTTCCGCAGCTGCAAGCATGGATGTTACGCCCGCAGCAATTACTGCGCCAACGGCAGCCAAGGCAACCTTTACGCCGCCTGCCACCTTGTCAAGCAGCTTAAATTCACTGGCCGCGTCCTCTGCGGCATCTGCCGTATCTTCCAGCCCCTCGGTCGCTTCATCTGCCGACTTGTCCACATCATCCAGTTTTTCAGCTGCATTATCAGCTGTCTTGCCTGTATCTTTCTGGCCGTTTTCAACTTCATCAAGTACATCAGAATACTTATCAAACTCACGCCGTACCTTGTTGACAACAGCCTGCTGGTTATTTATCTTTGTGGCAAGGTCTTTGGCAGCCTCGCTGTTTTCGCCCTGCTCATCGACAACCTTTTCATATGCCTTGCGCAGCACTTCAAGTTTGCGCTTTTCGGCAGATTCCACGGCGCTCAGCTGCTCTATCTTGGCGGTAAGGCCCTCGGTGCTCTTGCTCCAATCATCCATGGAGGATGCCGCAGCATTGAATTGGCTGTTGGCCAGCTTTATTGCACTGCGGGCCTCACTCATAGCGCCCTTAAAGTCTGTTATATCAGCCTGGAATTGTAGTGTGGTCTTGATATCTTCCGCCATACCCTCACCTCCTCGGTATTAGAACCAATCGTCACCAGCAGGGCGGCGGACACGGCCCTTTTTATCAACCTTTTGCCCGTTCACATTTTTCGGCTGGGTATTCATGCGGCGCACCAGCAAAAACACCTCATGGGCGCGCTCACGGCGCACCGCAAAGGGAGATAGTGCAGGGAATGCCTTGCACAGCTGCACATTCATCTCAAGCAACGATTGGTAAAGGGTCAGCCCGTCTGCCTGCTCTCCATCGTTTTTTTTCCTGCTGCATAAAGGGCCTTTATCTCATCCAGAGAGAAACCTGCAAGGCCTGCCACAACAGTAAGCAACTCCTTTGCCTTTACGCGGCGCAGTTCGTCATCTGTCAGGCCAGGGAATATATCCTTGAGCAGGGGGCGTATGAGCTCCTTACTGCCTGTTACCAGATTGGCAAGGGCATTTATCAAGGATTCATTGCCCTTTTTGCCGCGCAGCGCCTCCATATCAAGCAGGTTTACCAGGTCCTCAACCGTGCCGAACATAATGTCGTATGTATCGGCAATATAGGTCTTTTCGATCTCGCGCTGGTTTTTGTAGATATTAAGTTTGAGCTCCATATTTTTCCCTCCAATTTCTTGATATAGAATAAGGGGCGGGCAATGCCGCCCCGTCAGTTATCAGGTCGCCGCCTTTACTTTCAGACTGTCCGCAGTGGTAACGGAATCAAAGAAAGTGGATACATCGGCCAGGTCCTTGCGGGTGTCCACAACGATGCCCTTGCCGGGAGCTTTCTGCCATGCGCCTTTTTCATCCAGATAACCCTTGGTAAACTTGTGGGTAGTATAGATGCCGGTATAGGTGAGCTCGGTGCCGTTTGCATCGGTGCCGTCATCCTCGGTGGCATGCGTTTCCTCAGGAATGGCAAACTTGCCCTTGTAACGCCATACATAACGATAATGGCCATCAGTGCCCTTGGTGCGATAGCCCAGCGCAAAGAAGCGCGTCAGCATGGGGCCATCAACCAGCGCGCCGGTGGTTTTGTCGTAAGACTTGCCGGTGATCATGGCCAGAGTCTCAATGTCCATGCCCGCGCCGGTGATAGTGATTTCATCAGGTCCCTCGGACGTAATGATAACCATGGGCTGGTTATCGTAGTAGTGCGATTCACTGGAGCTTTCAGTTGACTTGCCGATCTCAGCAACAGGCAGCAGGGGTATTACTGCACCGGTAACATAACCGCCGCTCGTCTCATTGTCATCACCAGTAACCTCGGCGATTACAACGCCATCAACGCCGCGATATTCAAAAACTCCGCTCATATTTCATCCTCCTATATTTCAATTTCTTGCACATAGTAAGCAGTAATTCGCCAACCAGTATGCGTAGGTTCATCACTTGGCACATCTTCACCCAGGCCGGGCACCACCCAGCCTGCTGCGCGCAGTCTCTTTGCAAGTTCTTTGGGAACGGCTTCAACCTTCAAGCGGTCATTGCTGTAAAACCCTATCCAGAACGCCCATACCACGGCATTTGGTTTATTGTCGTATTGGGCAGTGAATGGCGCGTCGATCACCATAAAGGTAAAGAACGAATCAGGATACTCTTGGTTGCGCGGCATGGTGTGCATTAACCAACTATATGGATACCCCATCTCTTGAAAGATCATTATTAGTTCTGCCTTAACATCCACGCCCTCACCCCCTCAATACCTTTCGCAAATATGCTTCCATTGCCTCTTTCTGAATTCTCGCAACTTCCCGTTTGATTTTCGGGCCGAACGCAGCGCGCTGCAGCGACATGTCCGGTTTCATTTTCGGTGTGCCCCACATCAGGAATATTGACGGCCAGCCGCCATCAGCCAAATTAAAACCAATGTTCACCTGGGCCAACAGCGGGCTTTTCCAGGTGACTTGCGGGGTTTTTTCCAGTGAATCTCTGGTATCGCCGGATTGCACATGCCCCGCAATGCCGCTGCTGAGCTGAGGTGTGATGTAATCATGAGTAGCTTTCAAAGCTTCATCTGCTGCATCCTGCAGGTCAGCACCTGCTGCCTCTATCTTGGCAGCAAGCACCTTCATCTCATCAAAGCGGAATGCAAACTTTGATTTTTTAGCCACCGCCCATCACCCGCCGCAGCTTGCAGACCAGGAATTGGTTGCGCATCTCCCAATTTTCGGGCTCATTAACAACCTCATACAGTGCGTTTGTTTGCAGAATGCACACGCGGCAATCAGCCTTTATATCCGGTCTATACCAGGTCGTTAATGTCAAGGTATCCTCGATCACAAACGTATCATTGCTTATGCGTTCAGTGCCGCCATAGCTTTTGATGTTCGCAAAGAATACAGGGCCGTCACGATATTCTTTTCTTAGCGCGCCGTAAGCATAGTTTTTAACGGTGGGCACATGCAGCCTGCAGGCTGTTGTCATTTGTGCTGCCGCATTAGGTCTCTGCATCAGCAGTCACCCCCCCATTTAAGGGCCAGTTGCGCGGCCCGTTCATGAAAGAACGGCGACAACGCAGCTCCGCCCGCGCCATAATTCCACAAATCAGCCACACCGCGCACCACAACGCCGCCACATACCTCAGATTCTGTTATATCGGGCGGTACACCGGCATCCTGGAGGTAAAACCGCACATCCTGGATATAGGCCTGCAGCATTGCATCATGGTATTCATCGGTGATGCCCAAGCACAGTTTCACATGTTCAAGCATGTTAAAGGTTGCCATTGTCTCGCCCCCTTGTTAAGGTGAGGCGGGGCAGATATGACCGCCCCGCAATTTTTATCAGGCAGTTGCACCAGTTACAATGAAGCCCTTGTTCACGACAACTTCACCGCCAAGCTCTACATCACCAACAATGGTGAGCATGAGCTTTTCAATGTTGCGGTCCTCAGAAAGGGCAATTTCGTAATCACTGAAAAGGGCCAGCTCAAAGCACTTGAGATTGCCATAAATCAGCTCAAGGGTTGCCAGGTTGCTGTTGATGCAGTAAGGCACGCTCAGGCCGCCGTCCTTGATAATGCCGGTGTTGGGGTTGGCAGTATTGGGGGTGATTTCATATACAGGCTTCTTGTCCTGGGTGCCGCGCACGTCACCAAACTTGATAAGATCTTCCTTGCACAGCTGCAGGGTTGCGCCACCCTCAACGCCCTCAGCGCCGCCATAGGAAAGGGCCAGCTTGCGCAGGGTAGTGGCTTCAATGGCCGCAACGGTCTGCTTATCAACCAGGTCAGATGCCTTGATCTGATCGGTGATAATCTTGGCCGCACGCTTGCGCAGGGCAGTCAGGGCAGATTCACGCACCTTGGCAGTGTAGTTAAGCGGGCTCTGCTTGCGCACCTGCTTGCTGATATAGGACACAACAGCCTCAGTCTGGGGGGTGATGGTAACAAAGTCATACTGCATATCGGATTCAGCAGCGGTTTCACCCTCAGTCTGGGTGGCAGCGGTTGCGGCGGCGATTTCATACGCCACCTTGTAAGCACCCATGCCCTGGCAGTCAGTTACCTTGACCATATCAACAATGCTGGATACCTGGGTAAACGCATCATTGATGCCGCCGACTTCAGTCGGGGTAGCAATCTTGCCGCCGCTGATCAGGGTGGCGCGGGTTTCGGTTACAGGTACGCTCTGGCGGCCAGTCCGTGCAAATTCCTTTGCGCGGCGCTCCATGTTGGCGCGGTTCTGGGGTGCATTGCGGGTATCAAAGTGGCCCACTACACGGCCAGGCGCAAAGTTACGGCTGCGGGCATTGTTATCCAGGGCGGGGCGCTCATCCTCATCATCGCCCTGGCCATCGTTGGCATCATCCTGGCCATCTTCCTGGCCCTCATCCAGGTCAGCGCGGGTATTGCCCAGGCGGGCGTTGCACTCGGCCAGCTTGGCGCGGGCCTCTTCGATTTCTTCCTGTGCAGCGGCGATCTGTTCACCCAGGCTGCGCACCTCATTGATATCATCGGATGCCTGCACGCGCTTGCGCATTTCGGCAATGGCTTCCTGCTTACGCTTGATAAAGTTCTCGAAATACTTCTTCATGGTGTCTTACCTCCTATATTTTGTAGATATCAAGTATTTTTGCCTTTGCAAGCGCCAGCGCATCTGCATCACCCTCCGGTGCTTTGCTTCTCCTGGCCTTTCTCGCATTCTCCAATGCGCTGCGGGCACTCTCCAATGCACCGCCTCTTGCATTTATCTCAGTGTCAGGGTAGGCAGGGAATGTCACTGCCGATACCTCAACAATGGACGCGATTTTTGTGATGTGCCGCTTGGGATAATCTGTGTTTTCATCCTCCCAGCGCTCATCTGCCACCGAAAACATGAAAGACATACCGGAAAGGTCGCCGCGCTGTACCGCGCTGTAAAGTGCGCGGGCCTCGCTGTTGTTTTCGGTGTCCAACAGCACACGGATTGCCAGGCCGGATTCATCCGGGGCCAGCTGCATGGTGCTGTTTTCGTTGTTGTTTCGTGAACGGGCCATCGGTATGCGGTTTACGTCATGATTCACCAGGAACCTCACATCGGTAAGGTCGGCACCATCCAGGGCACCAGGCTCAATGATCTCGCTGAACATGCCGCATATATCAGTTTCACTGGAATATACAACCGGGCGGCCAACGATTACCGCGCCTTTGCTTTCATCCTGTTCGGCCCTCACCTCAAAGGTATAACTGCGCCGCTCAAGCGCTGGGCGCTGTTTCTGTTTGCTCATCGTTATTCTCCCCCTTTGCATTATCCAACTGGTAATTGGCTGCAATCTGCGAATCAACATAATTGAGCGACTGAGTACGCCGCCCAACCAGTTCCGGCAGGGGATGCAGGCCAAATATACGGCGCTTTTCGTTCTCATACAGGGCACCGCTGTCACCCAGCAGGCGCACCATTTCCAATTTCTGCGATGTGCTCATAAAAATGAGCTCTTCCGGGTAAAATTCAATAGCATTGCTGTGCGCGATCTGTCCCGGGGTAAAGATGCCTTTTGTGAATGCCTGAGCAAGTGTAACAACAAAGGGCTCAATACTTTTCTGGTAGAATGCCGCCAGCTGCTCCGGGGTATAATCGCCGGTCAGTATTGGCAACGATACGCCATAATGCCGCAGAATCTTTCCATCTATAAATTCCAGAGTGTCCTTGTCCACCAGTTTGATATCTTTGCTGATTGGTACAAATTCGCCCTTGATATCCAGGCCCATAAAGCCGCTCTCATTGGCCTGCAGGCGCGCTGTCAGTGCATCAATGTTGGCTTTCATGGTGCCATCATCCAGCATGGTATTGTATTTAACAACGCCATTCACCGCATAGGAGCTTTTAAGGCCCTTTGCAATGCCCTGCATCAGGGTATCATTGAGCTCCACAACCTGCAGTATTGCATTATCATCAGGCTGGCCGCTCTCATTGCCGCCCATGTAATCATTGGCAAAGTAATGATTTTTGAGGTGGATGATATCGCTGTAAAAAACGGTTGTTTCAGCGCCGTTTTCGAATTCCAGAGTAACCGCCAACCGGCCACCAGCATCCTCAATAAAGGTCACATACACCGGGTTTACCGGCCACAGGGCCGTTATCTGCCCTGCTTCCCTTACGGGGATTATCCAGGCATTGTATTTTGTAAGCCATGCCCAGCCAATACGTTCCAACATATCTGCCGTTGTCATTACCGCATTGGGTGCTTCAAGCACCGCCTGCAGTTGACCGGCCACAGGTATGATATCAGAACCATGCTTGCGCACATGGCGCGGGGTAAGCTTCTTTATTTCCTGGACAATGCAATAACATGCCTGCTGCACAACATCCGATGCATATATGTCCGTGCCAAAGTAGCTGAATATTGGCATTCTTCCATTTAGCATCTGAGCCTGTTTATAATGCCGGTTGTGCTTAGGTCGCAGGAAGTCAAGCAGGCCCATTCCATCACCCTCCTCAAAGTTTGTTGGTAAGCGCCGTTTTATATCGGCGGTACATTTCATAAAGTATTATCAGGGTCACAGCGCCATCAATGCGCCGCTGCGCCTGGTTGTTGATCTTCACGGCCATTACATTGCCCAGGCTGTCAATCTCCATGCTGGCATTGCCCAGGCACCAGCGGTCAACGGGATTTTCGTTGTAGTTTACCAACTGATCTTTCATATCAGCTTCAACCAGCCGCATGGCATTTGAAAGGGTAAGCTTGTTCTGGTATACCATTTCATACTCAAAGCCGTAAAAATCCATTTTTTGCAGGAAGTCCTTTGCAAACCTCTGGTCATACCCACACTTTATAATGCGTATGCCGTAATCTGCATAGAGCTTATAAAACCAGTCCGCCACATGTGATAGGTCATTTTCATTACCCTCACATATTGTCAGGTGGCCAGCGCGGGCCCATTCCAGGTAGTTTGCACCATACCCGGTATCATCCGCCCGCTCAAGCTTGCTTTGTGGTATGAAATAATGGGTGTGCACATACTTGGTTTTATCATCCTTGCGCATAAGCAGCACCTTTGCGCATGTAAGGTCTGTTGTTTCCGACAGATCGACTGCACCCAGGGCGAATGCGCCCCGGAAAGATTCAATATCAAAGGTGGCCGGATATACATAATCCTCTTCCATAAGCCATTGCTGGCTATTGCTAACCTTGATATTAAAATCCTTTGCCAGTACAAACATGCGGTCTGCTTTGGAGCGCCTGGCCAGGTCTATTTGTTCCCTTAAATAGTCCCATTTTTTCACAATGCCAAGGGTCGGATTGCTCTTTTGCCAAGTGGATTCATCCTGCCAGATTTCCGCCTCACTGTCCTGGGTGTACAACCAGGGCAGTGTTCTTTCAGCTGCTATGCCATCATCTTCACCGTTGATAATGGCCCGCACCTTCCGCAGTTCATCATCTAGGTAACCGTCATTCACAAAGCCCTCAGTAGTGATAACGATGAATTTCGGGTTATCCTTAAGGCTTTGCGACTGCTCAACAGACTTGGCAATAACATTGGTTTTCATCTCATGGGCTTCATCCACTATGGCAAAATCAATGTTGCGGCCCTCTTTATTCCTGGTGCGCTCAGATAGCTTGAATATCTTGCTGTTGGTTATATTGCAGCGAATAAACCGTTGATTGCGCCAGGTGTCTTTGCTGGTTGGGTCTATCAGCAGCCTCATGGTGTCGATGGCATCATAAATTATAGATGCCTGGTTATCATCGTTTGAGCTGCAGACAATATCCGCGCCCATGGGGCCAACAATTGATTCAGTCAACGCCAGGGCGCTGCAGGTTTCTGATTTTGTATTCTTTCTGGCGATCAGCAGCACAACGCGCTTGAATCGGTCAAATCCGCTGTCCGCCATCTTGAAGGAATACAGCACCTCAATCAGGGCCTTTTGCCACAGCATCAGCCTCATTGGCTGGCCATAGAAGGGCGATTTCGTGAGCTTGATGCACCCTTCCATAAATTCAATCCTGGTATACGCGCCGCGGGTATCGTAAAAATACCGGGGGTTGTCCAGATCTTCAATGAGCCTGTCAAGCTCAGTTATGAGCTCAAGCCCTGCAACGATTTCACCGCGCCGGATTGCTTCCCGGTATTGAATGAGGTACAACTCATCACGCGCCATTCTGCTTGGCCCTCTCCTCCAACCACTGGCGCAGCGGGCTTTCTTCCTCGGGGGCCTCGCGGTGAAGCACACCAGTCAGCACCTTAATGCAATTGGTGTACTGCTGCAGCAATTCCTTATACAGCTTGGCCGCCGGGGTGGTCTGCTGCCGCTGCGGGTCGCCGGGGTGAATGCGTATCTTGGGCAGCGCCCGCAGCGTGCTCAACTCTGTTTCCAGGTAGGCGGTTTCTGTAATCATCGGGGCAATGATCTGCTGCACACCTTCATCAACACCCGCGAAAATCTCACTGAGTTCCCGCGCCCTGGTTTCCAGTGTGTCTTTCTGAGCTGCATTCAAAAACCTCAACCTCCTCCCGGTTTTTTGCCCTCAAAATCGTTCGTTTTAAGGCGTTTTCAGAATCGCAAGTGGAGGATTCCTTGCCTAGGCGTTTCAAAAATCGCTTAAAACGGCGAATTTTGAGGGGTCTTTTTTCAAAGTTTTTCAAAAATCTCGTTTTTCGGTTTTTTGTGAGAAAAGGGGTCGCCCCTTTCAGTCCCCTCTAGCATTGAACAAATTAAAGGTGGGGGGCTATTCGTTGTCGCCGTCTACCGCATCCGGGTCATCAATCTCCGTCCA